AAGTCATTCTAGATACGCTAGAACCTAACTCTACACGCATAATTGCTTCAGTCATGTCTATATCTAGTGTTCTTGCAGCAACTAACGCGTCAACTTCTAATTCTATATCAGCTAATTCGTTAACAGCTCTTTCTTGAGGTTTTATTTCAAAATAATGAGTACCATTATGTGGGTGATATATTGACAAATACTTTTGTAATATAACTTCGTTTTTAGGCACAGCTAAAATACCGTTTCTAAAAACTATAGACCCAAGTAGTTGGTCTCCTTTCATTTCATCAACAAATACTGTTTTTTGATTTCTACAGTATTTTATTTCTCTTTCGTATCCAGCTTCTTCGTCAAACCAGTATAATCCTCTAGATCTTACAGTAAAGGTTAAAGGTGATTTGCTTCCAACTAATCTGTATACTCTGTCTTTTATTACCCAACCATCTTTTGCTTTTTGTATGGTAGGTTCTTGTCTTTTTGGTTTTGGTTGCGCTACAACCGGCTCCACATGCTCGTCACCAGGATCACCTTGGTACGAGGCTTTTGTTTGTTTTTTTGCCATAATATAATATATAATAAAATTAATAAAAAGAAAGGGTCGAGGCCGAAGCCTCGATCCTTAATATAAATAATGCTTATGCAGCAGTCATTAGTAAGAAGTTGTTCGCTCCTTGAACTACTAAACATCTTTCTGATAAGAAGTGCATTTCCATCGCATCTAAATCAGAAGTAGTAGCACCAACTGAACCAGTAGTCCAAGTTTTGTACTTTCTGCTTTCCATATTAGAAGCTCTGAATCTTACATGTAAGAAAGGTCTTTTTAGGTTTTTACCTAATACCTCATCATATACAGTAGATACACCTGCTGGTATCATAACACCAGTGATGTTACCGATAGATGCTCTTGTACCTTTATCATTTAGATATTTAAAGTCAGACTTATAGAAGTCATAAGAACCTCTTCTCCAACCAGTAAACCCTAAGTTTAATGCCATTTCTTCTGAGTTGTTAAACACTCCCCAAGAAGTACCAGTTGAGTGGTAAGCATTTAAAGAAGCTAACCAGTCATCAAAGTTAAGAGTTACAGTTCTATTTAAGAACATCATGTTCTCTTCAATAGCACCTTGCTCATCTAACTTAGCTAGTAAGTCATCAACCTCAGCAGTTACAACACCGTTTTGGAAGTCAGAAGTTACGTGACCTCTATCGTTGATAGCCGCGAATAAACCTTCAGTACCAGTAATTTTACCAGCTGCACCAGTAATTGTTGATGGTGCCATTGGGTTACCAGACGCGTTAGCAGTTGACTTTTCTGACTCAAGCATAGCCATTTCTAAGTAATCGTTGAAACGAGCTTTAGTATCACCAGAAGCTTTTAAGTACCAGTAGTAACCGTTTTGTCCATCTTCACCAGAAATTTCAACCCAACCGATTTGAGCAGCATCAGATCCAGAGATCTCATACTTGTCTTTTAATATGATTGGCTTGTTAGTTCTAGTTTGGAATTGTGGCTTATTAGCACCGTCTCTACCGATAGATCCTTTAACAAACTCAGATCCAAATACCATTATAGTAGCTGCAGCAGAACCAGTTAAACCAGCTGACATATCAGCCGCGTTAGTGTCGTAAGCAAATGCTGTAATTGTTCCAGAAGATATTGCGTTTACAAAAAACTTCTTAACAACTGTAGTCTTTCTAACTAATAACATATCACCAACTCTTACACCGTGATTGTTACCAACCGCACCACCGTCAACATCCTTTGCTCCAGACATTGTTATTGTTACGTCACCGTCAACACCACCAGCAGCATTAGCTACTGTACAGTCAGTGTACGTTAAGTGCAGTCTACCTTGCTCTGACCAAATAACTTGATCAGAAGACATAGACTCTTCTGCACCTACTTTAGATAAGAAACCAGAGATAGTTCTGTTACCGAATATCTCAGCTTCTTTTTCAATTAAATCTGGCAAATATTGTTGTGCCCAACCTTTTTCATCAGCTGAAGTAAAATCAATATAGTTTGTTGCCAGTGTTTGTTTTATAGGAGCTGGTGTCATTTTACCAGTTCCTTGAAAATTTACTGCCATTTTAAAATTGTTTTTAAATTAATAATTAGTTTCGTGTTTTAATACGCAGTTTCATGTCATCTGAGCTATCACCTAAAACTCTAACTGTTATACCGTCTTTTGTCACTGAGTGTGATTGTCTGGCAGTATTAACATTTTTAGCTTCAGATACCGACTCTTTTATAGCGTCAGCTTTTCCTTGCTCGTAAAAATGACTTGCAACCGCGTCAGGATTCATTGCTGTAAATAAACCTTTGTGATAACCTGCGGCATCTTCCATAACACTTTCTTTATTCAAAAACTTTTCGATAAAGTTATTTATGTCACTTTGTTGCTGCTTCACTTTGTCTATGTTACTAACATTGTATGTTACCTGCTTGTCACCAACTTTAAATTCAAAACCTTTGAAATCGTTGTTAAAAACCTGTTCGGTTTTATCTAAGAATACATCAGCTTGCATCTGTACAATTTTAGCTTGTTGCTCTTCTTCCTGCGTGTAGTTATTGTAGAAATCAATTGCTTCTGTTTGCTCACTCGTAAGCTGTACAGAGTTACCTTTGATCTCTTCATAGTATTTAGACTTTTGCCCGTCTAAGTAGGCCTTAGCCTCAGCAACTTGCTCTTTTAAGGCTAATTTTTTTCTTCTTATTTCTTTGTCATCAGCTTCGTCTTCATCATATGAAAACTGATCTTCTAACATGAAATTAATTTCTTCGTTATTAAGATGTGGCTTTGTTCTTTTGTAATAGTCGTGCAAAACCTCTGAGTCATCTAACTCATTAACATCTGTATTAAGTTTTACGTAGTCATCTAAACTACCACCGGTTTCTTGCATGAACTGCTTTAGCTTTACAAGTTCGTCTATCTCTTCTTGTGTTTCAGCTTCCGGCTGTACTTCTTCTTGTTCTTCTGGGGCATTGGCATCTTCATCGACTCCAACCACTCCCTCGTCGACAGGGTTATCCTCTGCAACTTCTGTTGTTTCTGTGGTTTCATTTTCTTCTGGTTTTGGTTCTTCTGGTATTTTTGTTAAATCTATTTTATAATCACCATCTTCATTTATCGATACTGGTGATTGTTCTGTGGTTTCGTCCACAGGCTGTTGTGTAGTTTCTTCAACTACTTCTTTGTTTTCTTCCATGATATAATAATATTAAATAATTAGTTAAACGTCCATATCCAAGCCTTGACCCATCACATCATTACCTGATGACTCAAACTTTTCTGGACTTTCTCTTTGATCTTTACGATCTTCTTTCATACTGTCTTGTTGTACTTTAGCATCTGCCTCCATACCTTTGAGTTTTCTATTTATTTCAAACTCATGATCCATCAACTCTTTTTTAAGCTTAGCTTCTTCTCGCATGTACTGTAACTTTAATTCATTTTTAGTTTTTTCCATGTTAAGCGCTGCTTCTTGTTTTGCTTGTTCTTCTTGCATTTTAGCTTGCGATGCAGCTTGTGCAGACTGTTGATTTGTCTGTGACTGCATTTGCATATTTCTTTCAGCCATTTGTTGGTCTTTCTCAGCTTTCTTTTTTCTACGTATTTTTAAAAGCTGATTAGCCATTTTAATATTTTTAACTTCACGTAAATCAATAGCATCGTCTAAGTCTATTAACTTTTGTTGTAAAGCCATTTGTATGTTATTTTCTAACACTTGTTTTTCCTCTTCGTCTGGTTGTAAGTTTATAAATATACCAAAGTCATATAAGTGTAATTCTGATAGTTCTTTTAATGTAGCCACATTGTGAGCACCAATAGCTTGTATAAATGCATCTTTTGTTGGTGAGTATTCTACAATGTCAGAAACTCTTAGTGATAATTGTTCTGCAGCTTCTACAGTTAAAAATAAACTAGCATCTAATATGTGTCTAGTTGCTACGTTTGAATTAGCAGCGGCTAACTTTTGTATACCAACAAGTGATCTAGAGTCTGGTGTAGAAGCGTCTCTAGCCTCGTTTAAACCAGTCACATCTCTAATCATCTGCAAGTAATAATTATAGTTACCTATAAGCGCTTGTAATTTACCACCTGCACCAGCTCCATTTGATATTTCTTGTATTGGTATTTTACCAGCGTTAGGATCACCATCTTGCGTCATTGATCTACCAACCACCGAACCAGTTTGGAAGAACATGTTTAAAGCTTCTTGCGGATTGTAATTTGTGCCGTTACCTAAATCAACCTCAGCTAAACCATCAATGTCTAGATAAACACCATCAGGTACCATACGTGATAAAACTTGTTGTATTTTTAAATGCGTAAGCTGTATCATATCTGCAAAACCAGTTATTCTACTAACAACAGATTCTATTTTACCTCTATACATTTTAGGAGCAACTAACGAGTAATTCATTTTTACTTTGTTAAAATTACTTTTATCTCTCATCATGTTATCAGCCTTTTGCCATTTTAACATAATGTCAGTTCCTAATATTTTTGCTCCTTCAAATAATACCTCTTGTGCTTTTTCTAGTCTTGTAAAATCAACTTGCTTTTCTGCAGGAGGATTAAATCTGTCATCTTTTTTAATAGCTCTTTCACCACCAGTGCTAGTCTTTTTAATTTTGTATACATTATTCATGTACGTTTTATAATTAAAATATAACACAGATACTTTGTTTCTATCTCTATTATAACTTTGCATTCTGTTATCAGCCATTCTAGTATATCTCTTGTCTATCATTTCAAGATCAACTTCTGTTAACTGCGGAAACTCTTTTACAAGTTCGTTTATAGGTATATATTTTACTTCACCTATGTAATATATATCTTCAAAATATGGTGAATCACTGTGTGAATAAACTATATTAGCAGGATCAACATATTTAACTTGAGCGCCTTCAGACCAGTCAAAAGTAGTTTTTACACAACCCATACCTAACACTGTTAAATCTTCTAAACATCTTCTTCTTGTTAAATCATATTTACTACCTTCTAATAAAACATTTATAGCTTGTTCGTTTGCTAACTCAACTTCTTGCTTGTAAGTTAACTGCATGTGAAGTCTTAGTTCTTCTAGTGTTTCTGGCAATTGTTCAGGATCGTTTTTAGATAGATCCATGTTAAACTGCTGTTTAGCTTGCTTGTTAAAGTCTTTTGTTCTCATATCCTTTAACAAACCTTCCATATAATCAGTTCTTTTAGAAACTCCAAACTGATCTTGTGAATATGCTTTTATGTCAAAAGACCTATTAGCCATACCATTTACAACTATATCTACAAACTTAGGTATAATAGGCACTGGTGTCCAGTCTAAATTAAGATAAGACAAATCACCATTTATAGATAACTCATCTTTATATTTTTGTATTGATTGTTCACCTCTCGCGTATAACCTAAGATTATGAAACTTTCTCTGTGTTTGAGAATATCGGTTAGAAGCAGGGCCATCAAACCACTCTAGTTCAATAGCTCTAGCTACTTTTAACCCATACTTGTCTGAAACTTTTTCTAAGTCACTGACAACTTGAGAAGGAAATTCTTTATGTAGAGAATCTGCCATGTTATTGTTTAATTATTTTTGAATTTGTTCCTTTATTGCTATACTTAGCAATACTTATATTTACCGGTGCTTTTTTCATTGTTGGGTTTGGTTTGTATAAATGTCTGTTACAAGCCATTATTGCTAACCCACTACTAATCGTAGCATCGTATTTTGTTCTTTTAGTAATATCAAACCTGCTCCAGTCATTTAAAGTTGTGTTAAAATACATGTTACCAATACCTTCTTTTGTTTGTCCAACTTTTTCTTGTATATACATCTCGATTGCAGCAGCGTGAGCTTGTTTTATATCTTCACTTGTGTTTGGTATACCACCTATTTCTTTTTCAGTTGTTGAAAGTTTATTCCAAAGTTTATCAGGTCTGTTCATACTAAAACCTCTATAACCACGCCTTCTTAAATGATACAATAGACGGGGTTTGTTGTTCTCCGCTAACATTGGCATCCCGTAATAAATTAAAGCCATTAGAACGTCCTCAAAGAATATCTCTGCGGTTTGTGGTCTTGCTATATACTCTAAGAAAAACTGACTAGGCGGACAGTCTTCCATGCTAAACTTTGTTAAACCGTGTAAAGCACCTTTTGATCCTTTACCATCTACAGTACCTGATATGTCGTAACTATCACAACCAAAAGCTCCCATGTGATCATTACCAGGATAACGTATACCATTTTTAACAATAATATTGTTTTGTAAATGTACTGGTGGTACCCAACTTACTTTAAACCTACCTTTTGGGTCTGGATAAAATATAACTCTTGAATCTTTTATACCGTTAACCCATTGAAAACTACCTGTTGAAATACCTAGTGTTCTTGTCATTTCTTCGTTGTAGTCTATTTGTTCGTATATTTTTATTAAGTTAAATATACTGTTACTAGCTTCGTCTCTAAATGCATGTTCAGTAGTTCTTGGAAACTGTCTGTAAAATTCGTTTAATGCATCTTGATCGTTTTTTAAACCATCAGCTTCGTTTTGCCAATGATCAACTACACCTATATCTATTAACTCTCCGTCTGGGGCGAGGACATCATCACTAGGCGTATCAAAAACAGGACGTCCGTATTCGTCAATAAATCCTTCGTAGTTCCATTCCATTGGGATAAAGAGAGAATACAAGCCAGACTTTGTTTGTCCATTCCTATTTCTTTGAGTAACGTCTGATGCATTGTATAGTTTTTTAAAGTTATCACCTCCTTTATCTAAAGCGTTTGATGTTGAGCCCATCATACACTTACCAATAATTCTACTACCTAATCTTAAACAAGTTTTTGTTACTCGCCAGTTGTTTAATATATTATCAGGTCTTTCCCACTTACCACTTTCATCATGTACTAACAGTTGAAGTTTTTCTCCGTCATAACTGTTATCACCTGTATTTTTCCAATCAATAGTAGTATCAAGTCCAACCAAGTCTTCCTGCTGTTCGTTTGCAGTAATCTTTTTACGCGTGAACTTACTTGCAGGAACCCTATAAGCAAGCTCAGACTTAGGTCTATCCATACCGTCTTGAATCGGTTTGAAAAAGAA